GGACGCAGAGGCCCGACTCCCACTTGAAGTGCGACTGGTAGACCTGGTAGGTGGAGCCGTTGCCGTCCCAGAACGGCATCTCGCCCTGATCCCGGTGCATCAGGCCACCGACCTTGTTCCGCGGGAAGATGCCGAAGCAGGTGTTCGGGCTCCACTGCATGAACCAGATCGAGCAGTTGGTGCTGCCGACGCCGCCCATGTCGATCACGTTGTTCGCCGTCTGGGCGTTCGCCGTGTTGATCGTATTGTAGCGGGGCGACAGGCCCATGATCTGCGACGGCGTGTTCAGCGAGTTGCTGTAGAGCATCGCGCCCTGCATCTGCTGGGTCATGCCCTCGAAGAACGCGCTGTCCTCGGACAGGCGGAACTCCGGGGTGTTGCCGTTAAGATCGGCCAGGTCCTTGTCGATCCGGGAGTACGCCTCCAGGTTGCCGACGCGCTCGGTGATCTGGGCGGTCGTGCTCTTGGTGGGCGTGACGCCCTGGTAGAGCTGGCGCCAGGTGCCGGTCGGCAGGCCAGTGCGGACGGTGGTCTTGAAGCCGTCGGTGAGGTTGCCCTCGGTCCACAGCATGTCGTCCATCATCTCGTTGGTCTGCGAGAGCATGTCGATGAAGGTGGCCACGCGGCCGTCATCATCCGTCCGCTTCGCCCAATCCGCGAGGGTCAGATAGGTTCCGCCGAGCACGGCCATGGTATGTCACTCCGCCGGGACGCGCACGGATGTGCGCGATGGGAAGGCTTCAGGCGCCCGAAGACGCCCTGGCCGAGGGATACATCGCAGCCAGCGTACGTCCCGGCGGGGGCGTCACTGGTCCTTGGCTGCCGGGCGAAACCACCGGGGTGGCCTCGGTGTAGGCAGCCGACAGCTTGTTCAGGTAGCGCAGAATTTCGGGGTTGTTCGCCGCGCCGGTGAGGCGCATCGCCTCTTTCAGCGCGGGATTGCCGAAGCGTTCGATGGTGGCGTTGACGCGCTCGATGACGCCGGAAAGGTTGGCGCCACCGATCTCGGGGTCCGCGCGAACCTGCTCCTGCCACTCGGTGTTGAGCGAGGCCCAGGCTTTGTGCGGCGCGGCCAACTGTTCGGCCACCATCGGGGCCACCTTGTCCAGGACGGCCTGCACGGAGGCGCCATCGAGGCGGGCACCGGCGGCGCTTTCGAGGAAGGCGGCGATCATCGGGTCTTCGCGCGCCATGCCATCGGGCAGGGTGATCTCGTAGCTGGCGGGGTCGATGGCGGCGGCCGGCTCGGCGGGGGCGGCTTCTTTGGGCGTGTCGAGGATGGTGCCGTCGGCAGCGCCGGCCGCGGGCTCCGCCGAACCATCGGCCGGCGCTGCCACGCCATCCGACGTTGCCGCGGCGGGCGCGACAGCCGCATCCAGCAGGGTGGCTGCTGTATCAACAGACGCGGTGGCGGCGGCAGTGTCAGAGGGCATGCTGTCTCTACATCTGGTCGATGTGCTCGGTAAGCAGCACTACATAGCCTGCTTTGTCCGCACGACGCAACATCTGGTGCAATTTGAGCGCAACGTCCCGTTGGCCGGCACGAAACAGGTTGCTCGTGTGGACACCCTCAGCGGTTTCGGCCTGGCCAATTGTCGATTGCGTGAAGCCGCACAGGTTGAACAGCACGAAGGCCAGAAGGTCGCGGCCGGATGGCTGGGAGAGCATCGCCTGGAGCACTTCGGTGCGCTGGCGCTCGACACGCTCGGCTTTCTTCTCGGCGGCGGCTTTTTGCTTGGGGCTGTCGGTGTCGATCGGCGCATCCGGGTCAGGCGGCTCGTCGACCTCGCCGTAGAGGCGGTCGTCGTCCGTCGTGCCGCTCATCGGCTCAGCCCGTACGGGTCGTAGTCGGTTTGCACCGTGCCGCGCGTCTCCCAGCCGACCTTCTCCGCGCTGGTGAGCTGGATCGGGTGGCCGGCGATGCGCTGCTCGTCGATGTAGGCCTGGGCCTCGCCCTCGGCCCGGAACTCCAAGGCCACGGGGCGGTTTTTGGTCCAGCCGTGTTGGGACAGGACTTTTTCGGGCGCTTCGTTCTGGGCAATCAGCCAGGGCATCAGACAGCCGCCTCTTCAGCTCCGCAATCGCACGGCCCCGGCGGCAGAGCCGGCGCGTTGTGCGTGGCGCAGTCCGAGCTGTGCAACACACGAGACATTTCGGTGAGGCCTCCTTGCGGCTTTGCCATTTCGTCGGCTTGCCGAAACAGCGCCTTGCTCACGACAGGCTCCACCGCATTTCGCGGCATCCGAGGCACGGTCATTGCGGCCCTCCGATTTGTCCAAGCATCGCGGCCAGCGCATTCTGGCCGCTCATGTCCGTCTCACTCAGCGTCTTCGCGCCCTGCGCCAGCACGGCGCCGGTCTGGAGCCCAGCCGCCGCGGCTTCCTGGGCGTTCCGGGCCGTCCTGATCTGCTCGACGCCATCCGGTGCGCGCAGCACGCGCGGGTCGATGCGCAGCAGGCCGCCGTATTCCCGCACCGCCACGTCGCCGTCGATGTTGTCCATGATGTTAGGCATGACGCCGACCAGGTTGCCGGCCATGGTCAGGGTTCGCTCGATCGCCGTGGTCATCGAGCCGCGTTGCAGCTCGGACAGCATGCTGACGTATTCGATCTTGAGGCTTGTGCCTTTCAAGGCCGGCGGCATCTCGGGAAACACGCCCATTCGGGCGCAAATCGAGAAGATGCGGCGAATGTCGGGGCCGAGGCCCTCGGTGTCGTTCCGCTCCAACACGGGGCCGAGCAGGATCATCTTCTCCTGCTGGCGCACGTCCCATTCGGTCGCCGTCCGCACCGCGGTGTCGATCGGCAGCACCTGGAACAGCCCGTTGAAGAAAGTGTCCCGGATGCGCTGTTCGACGCCCTGGATGTCCTTCTGCAACTCGGTGATCGGCGGGATGACTTGGTAGACCGGCCGGAAGCCGGTGCCCGGGCCGAGGTTGGGCACGTAGGTGACGGCCCCCGGCAACAGGCTGGCCGGCTCGTTCTTCATCGACACGTCGGCCACCATCGGTGGGCGCACCATCTTGTCGATGGCCTGGGCCTTCCGCTTCTCCTCGAACTGGAGCTGCTTGGTGTCGCCCAAGGCGTCCATCCCAGGGCTGCGGCCGTAGGCGTCGTTGCCGAAGGTGTCCCAGCGCAGGGCGGAGAACGGCTTGTCGTGGAAGCCTTTGATGCGCAGCGGCATCTCGGCGTTCCGGCCCCACAACCAGTAGACCTCCCGATAGCGGAACATCTTCGGCACGCCGTAGGGGTCTGTCCCTGATCCAGCGCTTGGGCCCCAGGCGGGGTTCGGCTGGATGGCGTGGCAGACGATGACCTCGCGCGTCCGCGCCCCGGTGCTGCCGGAATAGGCGCTCTGGAGATCGGCCGGCATGTTCTCGACACCAAAAGTGCTGGCCACCTGGGAAAGGGTCAGCGGGTAGCGGCGATATAGGCCGGTCACGTCGAAGTCGCCGTCGCACTCGCAGAAGTATTCGCCCGGCGTCGGGACGTAGCAGTGGATCACCTTGTCGGGGTGCTCATAGATGATCATCGGCGAGGTGCCGAACACCACCTCGTCGAAAAGCTGCACGCCCTTGGAGGTGTAGTAGTTCGACGAGGACATCACCCGCATCATGCGGTTGCGCGCCTCCTCCAGCCACACCTTCACCTCGTATTCGTCGGACAGCGTGGCGTCGGTCGGGGCGAGACGGAACCAGGGCTTGGCGGGGCTCGTGGTGCCGGCGAGCATCCCGGCGGCCAGGGTGCGCGCAGCGATGGTCGGGGTGTTGTTGATGATGTTCTGGTTGAGCGGGGCGCCCCGGTTCCAGTTGTTGTTCCAGGGATAGAGCCAGCGCATCCGCCGCGGCAGGAGGTATTCAGCCAGCTCGCGCCAGTGCAACCACCAGGAATAGCGCGTGGCCTCCAGCGCGATGATATGCGCGTCCAGCTCGGACACCAGCGCGATCATCGGGTCCGGTGCCGATCGGGAAGCGAATCTGTCCTTTTTTGGCGCTGCGGCCATGGATCAGGCGCCCGTCAGTTTCTTGCCGTAGAGCAGGTCGGCGGGGCTCTTGGGCACCATCGCGCCCGGGATGTCGGCACCCGAACCGCCGGTGAGGATGGTGCCGCCCAGGTCGCCGCCGTCAGTCATGCCGCGCGCATTGCGCACTGCCTGGAGTGAAGCCGACATCTGCGCTGGCGGTGGCGCCGCCTTCACGGCAGGGATGGCCGCAGCACCCCCGCCCCCGCCTCCTCCGCCGAAAACGCCCAACCGCTGCACTCCTGTTGCGATCCCAGCATATCCGCGCTTGACAACGCGGGCAAGCAATGGCTGCATATGCCTCACGACAGTCCTGTCGTTGGACGTTTCCTCCCGGAAGACCAAACTTGAGGCCCGCTAACGTCAGGCGTTGCGGGCCTCATTTTTGTTCAGGCGAAGGGGTCGTAGTCGCTGGTGGCCATCGGCGGGCCGCCATTGTGGCCGATGTCGCGGTGCGGGCCGCCGGCCAGGCGCGCACTCGGGGGCGTTCCGACGCGGTAGGCGAAGGTCAGGGCCAAGGCGTCGGCCATGTCGGGCGACGGCAAGCCGCGCTTCTTCATGTCCTTCTTGGCCTCCAGCACGATGCCGTCCA